TAGGCGCCGAGCTGGGCGACCGTCAGCTTGACGGACGTACCCGCCTGCACTCCTTCAAGCTGTTCGGTGCCGTTGAGAGCAATAGCCGCGCCCAAGTTTGGGATTTGAACTACCGACAAGGTTCATATTCCCCGGTTAAATTTACAAAGGGTTTCATGTCAGCGGCCCCGTCTCCGGTACGTCGGTGTTCTCGTAGGGCAGCCCCGGATCGTCGTTGCCCGGCGCGTTGGGATCGGTACCCGGCTGCTCGTTGAGGCTTCCCGGTGGCGCGCCCGTCTGCTGCGGGACGCGGGTCCGGTCGTCCTGCGTGATGCGAGTGTCATCGCCGGGGATTGGAATGCCGGTCCAGAAGTCGACCGTATCCTGCCCGCTCGTCGTGCGTCGCGTCGTCGTGGCCGCGACAAAATCCTGCACGCGCGGGTTCATAATCGGCACGGGATCGGCCGGAATTACGATGGCGCGAAGTTGCTGCTGCTGGTCGTCGTTGCAGCGGTCGCAGACGAGAACGCGCGTGTTCTGGAGCGTCGCGCCGCGCCAATCGAATTGCCACTGTAATGCACGGTGCTGATAGACAAACCCGCAACGGTCGCATACGCCGGCAGCTTCGGGCCCAGAGGAGCTGATCCGCGCGCGACCTTGTCTGCTTGCGTACCCCATCACGCCGCTCCTTCAACGTACTCAAAACGGAAACCGCCGACGGTACGGCGATACTTCTGTTTCAAGCACAGCTCGATCAGCGCACTGCGCGCAACGTCATAGTGCCGCGCGGCCTCACTGGCACTTTTATACTCACGACCATCGTCTACGCAGCGCACTGGGCGAGCCGAAGCGGAAGGGCCCAAGTGCTGGTAGCACGTAAAAATGTGCACGTTACGTCGGCCGTGTTCGCGCAGTCGTTCGCGCACTTCAGGAGTGTGTGTCGCCCCTAACCGATACTTGTTGCCACGGTGCCGCAAAGAGTTTCGGGCGCGCTGTTTAGCGGATACGGTATGGCCTTTTGCGCCTTCACCGCCCAGCGTTGAATTATACTCGGGCGAATGTTGGGCAATATACGCCACTTCCGCCGCGAAAGCTTCTTCGCGCGTATCGTACACAGCCACTGCCTCGATAGTGAATTGCGTGCGCGCGTACTTCCGCAACGCTTTTTGAAACGCCCCTCGCAGGCGGCCTTTATTAGCGGCGTAAACGTGCTCTGACATTCGGCGGCGCGCGTTTTTATGCCCGGTGACGCCGACGTATCTCTTACCGTTCTCTCGGTTGGTAATCAGATAGAGCGTGATGTGCTCGGCCATGGTTCACCTCACGGCCGGAAGTAACCGAAAATCTGCGGACTGATGAATTGAGAAACTTGCTCAATGTTCTGTTCAGCGGCGATCTTGTAAGTCTCGTCGGCAACTGCCTTGAGGCCCACGGCGATTTGCGGGTTCCACACCTTGGCCAGCCGATAGGCAAGACCGTCGGCAAACGCTTCAAGCCAGAGGTAGGGAATTTCGACGGTCTGCGCGTTGGTGATGTTTGCGTCCTGTATTTGACGGACGCGGTAATATTTCAGGGACGACGTACTGTTGCCGTCGGGCACGGGCCACAACGTGACGGTCGGATTGATCAGGCGATCAAACCAGAAGACCGTCGGAAAGCCCTGCTGCTCCTTGTTGGGATACGTCGCGTACTCGGAGCGACTGACCGGCATGATGACGCGGTCGATACTGGCGCTACCTTGTGTCGTGACCATGTAGGCGTCGAGGATCATTACGGTATTGCCGTCGACAGCGTACGTCGAAACGGCCTGCGTCACGGGCGTCGTCACAAGATCGACAGCCCACAAGTTGACGCCTTGATTGGCCCACGACGCAAGCATCAGGTTCGTCGCGATGCGGGCACTTTGAAGGTGCTCCTGCGTCAGCGACGTGTTCCTGAGCTGGCAGAGATTGAATGCGTGAAGCGTCAACTCGCCGAGCGAAGGGTCAAACGTGTACGTGCCACTTGTCGTCATTAGAGCGGCACGACGCCCGTCTGGGTAACCGTAGCTCTGACGTAGGCAGGGTTGGTGTTGCTATTGACTTGAACGCGCAGCCACAACGGGGCGTAGGTGGCATGCGTCGTGGCCGTGCTGGCGGTTGCCGCGGCAAACGTATTCCACGTCATGGCCGCAGGCAGCACGGCATCCGCCGGCGAGTTGGGGTCGTCGTTTGAATACTGCACGGTGTAGTTGATCGTGCCGGACACTACCGCCTGCACAGACGCATTTGGCAGCGCCCACTCGTCGAGACGAGCCCACGACGAGCCGCCGACGCCATTCGTGCCGATAGTCACGCTGCCCGCGAGCGTTCCCGAATGGGTCGCCGCAGTGACAGTGTAGAAATCAAGCACCGTGTAGGTTGTGGTGTTGTTCACCCCGACCAACGTCTCGGACAGCACGTCGCCCGCACTGTTGGTTCCCGTGATCGTGAAAGTGCGCGACGTCTCGTCGGCGGAAGTCGTGATCAGGACGCGCCGCATGGCGCCAAGGTACGCAACGCCGCCCGTGACGAGCACGCCGTTCAAAGTAAAGGCACCCGCCGGCGTCTGGCTTTGCGCTATGCCGTCTGCGTCAGAAGCGGCAAATGGACCGGCAGTGACAACAATGGAACGCATCTATCAGGCTCCTAGCTCTTTGCGCCTTTGGTGTGGCCCACCCGCGCAGCGGTGACATTGTCGATGAGATTGGGGTACGGACGGCCTGCAATACGCGCCTTGGCCTTCGCAACTTTGACGCCCTTAGTGCTCAGGTGCTTCTCCCGGTGATCGGACGGCGGGAGCTTTTCCCAAAATTTCTTGCGTTCGGTCATGTCAGCACTTCACGTCCCATTTTTTCAGCGCCAAATTGATCCGGCTGTTGGGGTCGTGTGCAGTCTTGGCAGAGGTGAGCCGCGCTTTCATCCCGCACATTCTAGCACGGAAGTTATCGCGCCTTGATGCCGCGGCATCCGATTTCTGCGCCTCGTGGCGCGACACCGGCGGCTTGATGTCGTGGCCTTCGGCTTTTAACGAAGCGCGCCCCTTGGCGTTCAGACCGCCTTCAGGGTTCTTGCCTTCCTTGCGCGTCCAAGCACCCGACATCGGGGCATCTCCTAAGAAGTGGCGGGGGCCAAAACCCCCGCCCTATGCCATCAGTCGATCTGCTTGACGCTGCGCCCCTTGGCCGGGGTGCCCGAGTGAGCCGACGACAGCGGGTTCATGTTCGACCCCGCGCGGCCACCGTTCTTGCGAGGCATGCGGCCGGCGTTGAGCTTGGACATCTTGCCCTGCATCTTGACGGTCTTGCCACCGCGCTTGCGCGCCTTGGCAGCCTTCGTAACCTCATCGCCACCTTCAGCCGTGTACGACTTCGGGTTATTGGCAATGTCTTGCGCGTACTCGGCGACGCCGCCGGCGTCACGATGCTTACGATGACGAGCCTTCATGGCTTACTCCATCAAGTGGGGTTAACGGCGATACCGCTGGTGCCAGCCGTCGGGGCCGCGCCATCGACATAGATTTGACCACGGCTGGTGGCATCGGTACCGAACTCGGTGATGCCGACGAGAGTGCAGTTCGTCATCAGCAGCAAGCCACCCGCCGACGCCGGGAGGGTCGAAAGACCGTTCATCGTCGTCGAAGTCGACTGAATGCTGTTGATGAAGGTGCAGCGGTCGAACTTCTGCCAGCGATCAATGCCTGCCGCAGCCGCCACGATGATGCCCAGCGTGGTAGCCGCGCTGGTCTGGAAGCTGAAATTGCAGCCCCTGAACGTGTTGCGCGGCGAACCGCCCGAGAACTGGAGCGTGGCGTTGGCAACGGTGCGCGTCACCGTGTCGAGGCCGAACTCGCAACTGTCGAAAGTATGCTCGCCCGTGCTGCCGCTGATCAGCAGCGAACGGCTGCTGGTCGACTGCGCCGACGCCGCGTCACCCGCACCACCGAACATGACGTTCGAGTAGTAGTTGCGGCCGCCGCTGTCGGTCCACGCGATCTGACTGGCGCCGCCAGTCGAGAAACCGTTGAACACGGAGAAGTTCGCGAAGATGCAACCCGACGCCGACACCGTCACGAAATTGCCCGACCCGAAGGTCGCCATCGTATAGGTGCCCGTTGGCGGTGCGATGCGAGCGCGCTGGGAAACCATGGTCGGAGCGCACATGCCCACGATGTGGCATGCGTCCTTCGACCAGACCAGCGTGCCGGCGGACGCCGTCGGGTCGAGTACCTGCGCATTGGCCAGCGACAGGCGCTGGGTGGCAGCCGTTGACCCGTCTCCAACGATAACGGCGACGTCATTCTGACCCGCCGTCATCTTGTAGTGGGCCCCATACAGGGTCTGGAGAGGCTGGTCCGCCGCGCCCGAGTTGCCGTCGCTTCCGTTGACGTAGTCAACGAAGTAGACGCTGCCCGTGGTGAGCGGAAGCCCCGACATGCCCATGGTGGGAATGCCGGCGACTTCCAGACCGCTCAGGTGAGTAATGCCCATGTGAGCAGCTCCTTGCTAGGTGGTCGGGAACGAGCCGTAGATGGCGCGCCAGTTGTAGTACCCGAAGCTGTAGCGTTCGTAGCCCTTGACCAGAAGGTTGTCGGTTACGAAATCCACCTGCATGTCAGTCTCGAACTTCACGCGCTCCATGAACGAGAGCCCGTCGATGTTCGTGAGCAGGAACCATGGGAACGCCGACGTGAGGAAGTCGTTGACCATGTAGCTTTCGGGAAGGCCGCCGGCCGTCGAAAGGATGGCGTTCACGTCGTTGTCCGCAGTGCCGGGGCGCAGTTCCGTCTTGGTCAGACGAATTGCAACCGGCTCGTTCTGCGGCGCCACGATCAGCTTGCGCGCGCGGGCAAACACCTTCAGGCCGGCCTGATCCTTGAAGTTCGTGCGGACGGCGATCATGCCGTTCAGCAGCGAGCCTTCGTTGAGATCGACCTGCACCGTCGGCTTGTTGGCCACCGTGCCGCCGTCGATGGGATGCGCGGTGGAGCAGAGCGCCACGCCGTCGCCGCCGATGGAAGCGTTGTAGGTGGTTGCCGTGTTCAGGATGTTGGAGCCGTAGATTTCCTTGGTCTGCTGAAAGCTCTCGATCAGGCCGAGGTTCGACGGATGGAACTGCGTCTTGTACAGGTTGTCGTCGATGGCCTTGCGAGTGATCGCGTAGCCAAGGGCGATTTCAGTGTGCTCCTGATTGTAGACGTAGCGTTCGCCGGCGCTGTTGTCGAACGCGGTCTGGCCGCCTTCGGTCTTGAGCTGGGCGAGGCCGAGGTACCGCATTTCCGCAGTACGTTCGAGAGCCATCTTCGAGTCGTGCTTGGTGAAGATTTTGTCGTACTGAGACGGGATCATCTCGTACTTGCCTTCGACACCACGCAGACCCGGCAGGAGCAAGTCCTTGATGGCAGAGAGATTAACAGCCATTGGTCATTACTCCTTAGCTGATACCAGTGGGGCCAGCGCCGTTCGAGCGCAGCCACTCGTTGTTGAAGCCGACGATGACCTGATTGTAGGCCGTTGTCGGATCGGCGCCGGGTGCGCCCGGAGGAGAGGCAATCAGGGCGCGCACGATGAATGGAAGAGTTGCGGTCGTGGCGACGGAGTTGAGGTACGCACCCGACTGGCCGGAAGCGGTGTTGCCCGTGCCGATGGCGAACTGGGCGTACTGCCCGACCGTCGAGCTGGTCACGGTGGTCAGGGAGCCAGTGATGTTGAACGTGGTCGAGTTGCCCATGACGGAGAACTGCGCGTTCGGGTCGTCGATGATGTACGCCTCGACATCGCCCGTGGCATCGCTGCCGGTCCAGTAGCTGTTCCAGACGACGCGCTTCTGCGACGTGGAGAGATACTTGCAGCCGAGGAAGATGCCCGCGAGCGTAGTGGTGCCCGGCGCCGCCTGCGTGATGTAGCCGTTGGCCGTGGAAACGACCGGCATGACCGGATCGCCGCTGTAGATCGCGGTGCTGTCGGTCGAGGCGATCAGACGAGTGGACTGGGCAAAGGTGGGGGCGCCGCCAGAGCCGCCGTAGTACTGCCGAAAACCAAAGGGCGAGTTCGTGTTCGCCATGTCGGATACTCCTTCTACAAGGAGCAACCGTAGCAACACGCCGGGGCGCTAGGGTCGCAGGGACAGAGAACTAAGCGCCCACACCGAGGGGCGCGTAGCGACATACTGCACTATACCCCCTACCATAATCAACATGTCATATTGACAATATGAAAAGGGGGCCGCGAGGCCCCCTTTTTGCTTCGTCCCTGCGTCCCTAGGCGTCCTTCGGGATCGGCATGGCTTCGTAGGATTTGCTGATCTTCGGTTTGGACTTCGGGTTGGTGTACTCCGACTGCATCGTGCCCGGCGGGGTCGTGGCAAGCTGCTCTTCCTTGACGCGAACCTGATTGCGCGCCTTGCGCAAGTCCAGCGCCTCGATGCGTTCGGTAATTGCCTTCGGACGCTGCATCAGGATCATGCCCTTGCGTTCGATGGCTTCACCCTTCCAGTTGACCGGCATCATTTCGGGGTGCCTGCGTGTGGGCACAGGCTCCCAACCCGTGCGTGCCAGCGCCACCTGATATGCCGGGTCTTCCTGCCCGTACACGGTGCGGCGCTTCCACTCGTAGGTCCAGCCGTCGGGGATCATGTCCGGCGAGACATAGAATTCGTCGACACCCTCGTCCATGTCGCCGAGATGGCCGAGAATTTCGAGTTCGCGCTTTTTAGCTGCCGCGCGAGAATCGTCATCGCGCAAATCCGGGCGCATTGCGGGGCGTGTGTCGACCACTTCTTCCGGTTCCGCTTCGGGACGGCGCATGCGGCGGCGGCGGGTGGCGGGCTGTTGAGCAATCGTGTCCATCAGTGCATCCTTCCTTCCTTCTTGAGCGCGACTTTGTTCTTCGCATACTCTTCGGGGGTCATTTTCATCATTTCCGCCATCTCGCGCTCTTCGGACGTGAGACGGACGATATTGCCGCCGCGTGTATCGCGGCTTACCGGCGCGGCGGGCGGCGGCGTTGCGGTCGAACGGCGCCCCGTAGACTGCGCCGCCTCGGACATTGCCTCGCCCGTGCTTACTTGCAGCAAAGTTTCGACAGTCGCAAAATACTCGTTGCTGTCGGCAACGTGCCCGTCGGCCATGGCCATGTTATGCGCCGCAATCATCTTTTGATTGAGCCGGGGGTCGGTCACGAACTGCGGGTGCCTGCGCACCCATTCCGCTGACCGCGAAGAGAGCTGCGACGCGAACGCCTCGATTGGATCGGACGACCGCTGCACCGGCGCCGCGGGCAACGGAGTGTTTTCAAGCACCTGTTTGCCTTGGTCGAGCTGCAGCAGCTTGGCGGCGTGGTTTGTCATATCCTCCTGATACGTTGCGGCCGCATCGTAATCGCCTGCCAGCATCGCGGCCTTGTAGTTGGCCTTGGCGATCTCGTTGCTCTGCCGCAGCGTGTCGATGGCGTTGGTCACCAGATGCAGG